CGACATCTTCTGACGCTGATCCTGAAGATCCAATAGTTAAAATAGTTGATAGTCTAGCGAACATTGAAAAATATACAAAAGGTTTTCTTAATAAGCAGTTACAAGTGCAAGTAACATCATCATCTCTTGGCAACGTGACGGTGACGCCAACAGGAAATAATGCTAAAACAAGCCAGCAGCAAAATTTATATGGAACCTATAATTGGTCTGAGGAAGAGGAAAGAAATGCGAGGGATTATGCGAGACAGAATCAGCCAAGCGCAGCATATAGTGCTTTAATGAATTATTATAACAGTTCTAATGGCCCCGGCAAGACCACCCCACAGCTTGCCGAGGAATGGTGGACCAATTATGGTTCATCGCTAAAAATTGGCGACTTTATGTATAATCCTGCCTATCAGTCAACACAAGGAACTTCACTCACAATGCTTGGTAATGAAATTTTTAAAATTAATATAGATAAAGAAGGTAAAGTTTCAAGAATTAGTGGACCAAAAGTGCCACAAGGAAAAACTGGAGGAATTCTTTCTGGCCCAGACTCCGGTTATCCAGCGATTCTTCACGGCACTGAAGCTGTCGTTCCGCTGCCTGATGGAAAAACAATACCTGTTAGTTTCGGTAAAAGTATAACAGAAAATATTGAAAAAATAGCAGACAATACGCAGCCTCTTTCCAAAATTCAAGAGAATACAGAAGAGTTTGTTGAATTGCAAGATCCATCCACAAGAAAAAGAGCGTTAGCGGCTACGGCTATAAAAAATACTGTTTCTATAAATAGTTCTGGCACAAATACTGAATCTTCCGCCACTGATACAACCTACACCGTATCGCCAACAGGCAGCTACGATTATGCTATCAGTGGATTTGGTGCAGGCGATAAGATCGTTGGACCAACAGGTGTTATACCGACTATAGCAGATCAAGTTAGTTTCACTGATGGTCGGGTCTCACTACAGTACGCCAATGCTGGAAATGTCACCAAGATCAGGTTATCCGGGTTAACTGCGGCTCAGGACGGCGCAATCTTTGGTGCCAGCGATCTCAACACGGTGTTCGGCGCTGACACGATAAAATTACCAGCAGCACCAACAACTTCAGTTGCACCAACAACTTCAGTTGCACCAACAACGTCAGTTGCACCGAGTAGCAGCACATTAAAACGCGGAACGGTAGAAAATAAGAGACTCAAACAAACTTTTGAACTTCCTATAAATTGGAATACTATGGATTTGTCGCAGCGGGCTCTATGGTATTCAAGTAATGGATTTACCGGAGACGATCTTAGACAATCTCTTGGTTTTAGTCAATATGAAGTTGATAAGTTAGATAGCGCACTAATGGAAGTAAGTGGGCCCGTCAAGTTTTTTAATCCTCTAACCAAAAACAACTGGAGTGAGCGAGAAGTATTGGATATTAATAAATCTTGGGGATTTAATATTATGCCGGGTGATGGTAGAATAATATCAGTTCCGGGTGGCGTTACTCGTGATTCTACGGGAAATTATGTTCCTGGAGGACTTGACTGGAAAAAAATGACTCTGCGTGAAAAAGCTCAGTGGTTTAATGATAATAGTATTACACCAAGCATGTTACCATTTTCTCTTTCAGACATAATTCTTTTATTAAAAAATGGTTATAAGATAACGCAACAGGATGCAGAAAATTTTTTAAGAGCATCGGGGGGAAATGCAGTCGCATATAAACAGTTGATGGAGGGTGCCGGTTTACCAACACCTAAAATATTACCAACTATAAATTTTCAAGAGGGTAGCTTCGGGGTAGGTTTTACAATAGATGATATTAAAAGATATCAAAACGAATATGGTGTAGATGTGGCGATTGCGGGGATGGATCGTGTGCCATACATACCAAAAGCTGCAACTGGCGCCGTCCTTTCTGGCCCAGATTCCGGTTATCCAGCGATTCTCCATGGCACTGAAGCTGTCGTTCCGCTGCCTGATGGAAGATCTATACCAGTTGATCTTGTAATCAAACAGAATACGCAATCAGCATTTTCTATGCTTGAAAAAGCACAAGAAATTCAATCTGATATGATTGAAAAAACAATGACTCGCTCCAATCAAATATCAGGCGCTTCAAATATTGTTTCAAATAGTGGCAATCAACGAATTGATAATAGTGTAAAAAACACTTACGTTAATAACGCTACGCGAGACTATGAATTTGTTCGGTATGGTTCATTTGTAAAAAGCGAATATACGACATCAACTCCTTGGTAAAAACGCATATAAAAAAAGGTGGCATTTCTGCCACCTAAAATACTACTTCAAGGAGTCAAAGAGAAATTTGCGATTCTATTTTAGTTTTTGAGAAGATTCATCATAGAGACTGCTTTTTTGCCGAAGATGAGAAAGAAAGAATTCAAAAGACTTTCTACCGAAATGTGAAACGGGCAAATCAAGACGAAGACATTCAGCACGAATGTCTTCACTTAAAACTGGTGTCACTCGGACATTGATTGTTTCCGATCTCGCTGCGGCGGCATTCATTTTTTTGCGAGGCATAGATATCACTCCTATTATAAATTAATCATCTTCAGTTAACTTTTCAAAGTAACTCAAGTCTTCATCTTCATCATCGTCAGCAGCAATCTTTGCAGCAACTGGCGCAGATTTTGTAACAGACCTTTCAATCGGCGCAGCAGCAACAGCAGCAGTTGCACCGGCGATTCCCAAAACGACATTCAAACGTTCTTTGATTTGATCGTATGACTTGAAGTTTGTAGGATCTAAAAACTCATTGAGTTTATATTCAGATTTCCAGATACGCTCAAGATCATCATCATCTTGTGATAGGGGGCTTGGTCTATCAAATTCTGACTTGTCATAGTTTTGATAACCTTCAACTTTGCGAATTTTCAATTTGAAATTTGCGCCTTCCCACAAGTCAAAAGGATTGACGGGCATTTCATCTTCAAACTCAGGATTCATCAAATCGTTGAGTTTATCAAAAATTTTCTTGCCGAATTTGAAAAGAAAAACTTTGCCGTCATTGTCAGGATTGCTTGGGTCTTTGACAACATAGATGTTTGAAACGTACTGAAGTTTGCGCTTTTGTTTGCGTACAATCTCTTTGTTTGCTTCAATGCCTGAATTCCATAGAACGGTGTTGTGTTCACACACTGGGCATTTTTTGTTGATTGATGTTAAACAATTATCAATCAACCATTGTCCAGTTGGTCCTTGAATGGAATGAGAAAAGATTTGAATCCATGGCATGTCTTCACCTTCAGGTGAAGGAAGAAAGCGAATGGTGGCCATACCATTGCCAGCTTTGTCAACCGTTGGCTTCCAGAAACGAGTGTCTTCGTATGATTTTTTGCCAGTCTCTTTGTCAGTCAACTTAGAGAGTTCGCCCGTGAGTTTTTCTAGGGCTTGAGTGCGCGATTTTTTAAGATCAGCGAATGAATTTGCCATCGTATTTACCTCGTATTTAAATGTATTAAAAAATGTATTACTCTTGTCCACATACTTCATGCTGTACATGAGTATATAGTAATTCTACATGCTTTTTTGGCACAAGTAAAGCACAAATTTGTCTTTTTACAACTTTTTTTATTTCTGTACTAACTGCTTTAACGTCTGCCTTTGCTTCACTATGTCTACTTTTAAGAATGGCTGGTATTTTTTGCATAATTTACTAATGTCGGTATAGATTGGATCAGATAGTAGTTTGTCAGATTTGTGTGTAAACTTTAGTATTGAATCTAAAATACATAATGTTTCAATACTAATTTCTTTGTGTAGATACTTTTGAATGATTCGTGGATGATTTCCATTGATTGTCTGGAATAATTTATTGAATTCATCTGTATCTAACTCAGAAACGAATTCCATTTCAGATTTGAAATGGTATGAAATTGACTCTTGTTTTCTTTTCCAGTTTTTATATCGCTCTTCACATTCATCAGACAAAAGTTCACCAACCCAGATATTTGTCTGATATAAAAAGTTTGCAACAAGAAAGTCTTCAAGATATTTGTCTTTTCTTTTACCAAGTTTAGCGAAAAAAATTTTATCTTTTCTTTTCAAGAAGGAATCAAATGATACGTTGATTTTCTTATTGTACTTAAAGTAGTCGTAATTGTCAAGTACAAAATGATTTTTAATTGCAATATAAATTTTATATGCTTCAATAGCTTCCATCTTCGTCAATTGGTAGTCTTGTCTTTCTTACGATCATATTTAAATCTGTTGCTTCAGCTTCAATGCGACTTTTCATGCGAGAAGAAACCAATGCAGCAGCAGTTTCAATTTCAATATTTTTATTTTCACAATAAAGAACGATTGCATCAATCATGCTGATTGGTTTTTTATCACGCATAATGGTAATGATGCTTTGCTCAAATTCTTTAGCAGTTAATATATTTAAATTCATTTCTTTAGACTCACATTTATGTTTTTTGGACATCCTTTTCCCATCGATAAAAGATATGATCTCCAATTTGGACTACTTTCGTAGCCCTTTTAATCCAAGAGGGTTTTACATATATTGCATGAAAGTGCGTTGCTCCCTCTATAAGATCAATCATCATAACATCTTTTGTATGTTTAGTCAAGAGAAATTCTGCAACTTTATAAGATTGTTTCCATACGTCATTGTTTTTTGGTTTCTTATCTTTGTTGCCATTACAATACCATGAAAACTGACAATCTTGCGTTACAATTCCTTTGATTGTTTTTGGAAATCTGTTTTGCTTGTCTACTAACCGATTGAGAACTACCATACCAACTGCAATCTTACCAATTGATGGTTGATTGCCAGCTTCGTGATAGATGTTCAGTGCCATCCAGTACAAGTCCGTTTTGCTTGCATCTTTGCTCTTCAAGAGTGACTGTGGATCAATTGCATGTGCTGATGCTATAAAAAGCAAAGAAAAGAGTAACACTACAACCTTTGATAAGGTTTTCATATATGCTCCTTAATAGTGCGAAGAACTATTTAGTATTCTAAACTATTTCAGATAGTTTGTCAACATAATCTGAGCATATCGCATAGCATTCCAATTTAGCGCATTTTTCAAGTTTCATAAACTTCTCTGGCATGACACAGACAGACTTTGAAGTCAATTTGCTTTTTGGATAAGCCCATATTACACCATGGCTTGTTAGTGTATATGCATCTTTCTCGTGCCAGAAATAGTTGAGATTTGTTGACGTTAGCCATTCCAATGCTTCTACATTCTTTGCATGAATCCATAGCAGTGATGCTTTGTCGTATAGAAAATCTAGACTAATTCTATGATGTGGTTCATCATGTCCTAAGTAAATTTGATCATAAAGGCGCCATAAATCAATCTCGCATTGATAACCAGATTTGATAGCGTATTCAATTTGGTCAGGAAAATTCTCTAATGTTGGATTTGGTCCGTTTGTAAGACCTCTATGTGCGATCAGTAGCATCGTATTTGTCCGTTGGTATGCTTGGCCACCGAACTACAATGAGATCGGTATCCGTTAAAAATTCAACATCTGAAATCTCGTTTGCTTCGTAGATCCACATGTTACCAGTTTTCATCCAAACACCTGATACCATGAGTTCACCACGAACAATGTAATTCAATTCAGTTGTCAGTTTGTGATAATGTGCATAAGTAGGATCACCCCTTGGATGCCAATGATGTGCAACCTCAAAGTCTTTTGTCCTATGAAATGATTGTTCAAAATCACCAACAAACCATCCTTTGATGTATTTGTTTATGTCCGATGTTTTCATGATTCTAATTCCTGTATTCGCACTTGATGTCTACCACCATCAAATGTATGCTTCATGGAAATCGTCATCAATTCAGTTAGCCAATCTTTAGTCGCAAGTTTTGCTGGTATTGAAAAGAAGTTAGCACAATTATGCCGAATGGCCATCTCCATTGCGTAAGTATCATAGATCAGTGCTGACCGAATACCTTTGAATTTGTTAGCACACATGTTTACACCTTGACCAGTTCTACAGAATGCAAACCCAATATCACATTCACCTTCTTGAATGGATCGCACCGCTTGTGCAATGTAATCTTTATAATTACAATCACGATTGACAAAGGTACCAAAGTCTATGTACTTCATATAATAATATTCCTCAAGCACTTTTTTGAAAACTGCTTTTTCAAAGTAACCAGAATGATCGGAACATATTGCAATAGGCTTTGTTGTATTGCCTAAATTTTTGATTGCATGATTCTTATAGAATCTATATTCATCTGGTGTACCAAAAACATGCATCTTGTCTACACTCTGTGTTGTAATTTTTAGACCATTCTGAATGAGTAGATTGTATAGTGGTGCAATATAGAATTCGTTATTTGTTCTAATGTCTTTTTCAATCATTTGTTCCGCATACTTCACAAAATCAGAACCACGTTTGAAGCAGTAGATACCTACACATGCGTCTGTGCTAATTGCTTTCTTTTCAGCAGTTTCGGTTACTAAATCTCTGTCACTCTTAGCATAACTGTAATTGATACTGTTAGATTTGAATGTGAGTATCAGCCCATCTTCAAGTCTTTTGTGCATATCATAAGGATTGAATTTTGGTTCAAACTCTATATCAAGCGTGTGAATGATTAACGGAGCATCGTTGTTAATCATATTCTTAGCGTATAAGCAACTTTCAACTGAACCTCTTGTTAGATGATCTAGAACGATGATTTCACATGTTTGACCAAACTTGTGTTTGAGAATCTCGTCCATGCGAAAGTTATAGACATGCTCATCACGAATGATAAAGATTAGATTACAATCATCAATTTTCAAACACGCTAATGAAAGATCAATCAAATGTTTTTGGCCAACATTGATTAATTGTTTTGGTACAGTAAAGCCTTCTTTTTGAAAGCGACTACCTAAGCCAGCCATTGGTATTAGAATATTAGGTTTTCTCATTTCTCTCTTTCAAAAATTTAGTTGTTGCATTGTGTGCATCTTTCAAACATTTTTCTGGTATTTTTTCTTCTAAAATACCAGACATAAACTTTGCAGCAAAATAATCGCCTGCGCCTAAAACATACAGGCCATTGACGTATTCACCTATGCATCCATACTTATTATGAAAAAAATAACTTTTCTTAGGCGAATGAACTACAATCAATCCTTTGATTCTAGCAGGAGTCTTAATCAAACGCAAGTCTTCTTCTGATACAAAAAGCACATCAATCATGTCCAACAATCCATCGTCAAGCGAATTACCTGTACAGATGTCTGCACATACAATACCAGTTAAATGTCGTATGAAAAACGGATTCTCAATTTCATTCAAGTATGCTACATGATTAACTTTAGCTTCTATGATTGTCGGTAATACTTCAGATGCGTTTAAATCTGAATTGCTAATTCTGTCAGACTTTTCTCTATCAATTGTAATCGTAGAATAACCGATGTTTGTTGGTGAAACATGAATGTCTGCTTTAGGATTGATTTGCTTCAATGCTTTCCATACGTTAGCAATGCCCCCTATATCGTGACGAACTTTAGTGTCCCAAATCGTATCAAAAACTAAATGCCCGTATAAACCAAAGTCTCTCATTAAAATTTTTCTTTCATGTCAAGTTCATAAATTTTTTGGAGATGATCATCAAACTCATACTTCGGAAGTTTACCAGATCGTTCTAGATATTCAAACAATTCTAAAACTAAGTTTTCACCGCCGTTGCCTTGCATGCGCTGTGCAACTCTTTTGACGCACGATGGAGAATCTTTTGGGCAGAATGCATGTCCCACAGCAGCAAGAAGTTTCACATCAAAAATATCATCACCGACATATGCGATATTAAATGGTTCCACTGAATACTCTTCGCAAATAGTCGGCAGCGTATGTATCTTATCCGTGTGTTTTGTATCGGTTCTGTTCACATAGACATCAATATTTCTTTTTTCTGCAATTGCAACATTAAAGCCGTCGCCTGTTAGAAAAATAACAGGTATGTCTAATGCTCTGAATCGCTTAATTGCTGTCCAATCTTTATCACAAAATTGTTTGTATCTTACATTACCTTCTCTGTCATAATATTTACGACCGTCTGTCATTACACCATCAACATCTAATATAACTAATTTAATCATGTTCACTCCAATATTCTGTGTACGATTCGCCCACATGATAATGATATTCTGTTAAGCCATGTTTAGGCCATGACATACTAACTCTAGGAAACGGAACAAAAACTTTATCACGAATTGCAAAGTCTTTTGCTAACGCTTCATTTCTTCTTGGCGCAGTATCAACAGTAAACGTTAATGGATTATGTATATGTTCTTGTATTGATGGATCAAATCGTGCATAATAATACTGACCGATATAGGTTTCTGCTCTTGTCTTGTATCTATAATCTTGTTCAAAGTCTGGATTTAAATCAAAAGGTATATCAAACACTCGTCTTACGTCTTCAGTTCTTCCCCAAAAGACATGATCTCGTGGATGATAAGGAAATGCTCTGTACATTCCCATAACGAAGATTCTACCGTTTTGCATGTGTTTATTTGCAAACTCATACATTTTCATCATGCTGTGAAGTCTGATGAATTGATCAGTTCGCATCTTCACACAAAACTCATGTTCTATTTTTTGCAATCCATTTCTACTCGTATTGATTTGTAGATTTCTATTGCCGGTGCCTCGTGGATCTATTACATCATTATAAATGATATCAACGTATCCTGGCAATGAAATATTTGTAGCGTATGTAGAAAGAACAATCTTATCTACAAAATCTAACGTTGCATATTCTTGAATGATTGATTTAGTAAACTCAGAGCATTCACCCTGGAGCATCAATGATAGTTTCATATCTTTCTACTAATTTTTCAGGATTCCATTCATCATAAAATTCTTTGTAAGGTTCAATACCTGTAGCAATGATAGACTGAATAGAAACTTTATCTAAATTGTTAAACGGTTTTCTTACATGCGAAAGGAGAATATCTTCATTGACACCAAAAGGTTTCTTTGCTGCTAACGCTTTGTCAATAGACGCACTGACACCAGGAACTTGCGCTGTGCTACTGTACATATAAAGATTGATATCGTTTTGATTTAACCATTTAACCAAATCTTTCTTACTGAAGAATTCTCTACACACACGAATTTCAACATTTGATTTTGCTAACGATTTACATTCCTCAATGAGAGTATTTGCTAAGTTGCCTGACGGATCAATATACTTACCATCAATGATATGCAGATTAAAGATAACATGATCAGTAAATTGGTCATTGATCATTTCAATAATTCGTTTGATGTTCTTTGTTCTATTTGCTAAACCACTTGTACCAATCTTAATAGGTCCACTCGGCGGAGAATAAACAACATCATCATAATATTCTACAGGTGGTATTCCTGCATAACTATTGTCGTGTGATATAAATCTAGGATCGGTATGAATATATGCATCAATGCCAACATACTGATTGATATGTTCATGCCCAGTAATCATAATCTGTTTAATTTGCAATTCATTTTTAACTGGCCGTGTAAAACCAGAATCTAACCATGCGAGTGTCCACGGATGATGATTGTAAATGATTGCTACAGAATCTAGAAGGCTGATAGAATTTTTAGCGAACAATCTATCATTGGTAGGAATCAACTTATATTCATACTTTTTAGTTGCAGCGTTCAGACAATCCACTAACGCTTCGCTGTATTGATAGATACCACAATTCTTTTCAGGCCCAGTAAATACTAAAACTTGATTACTCATGCATACACCTGTTTGATTGGCACACGAATGTCATCCCTGCGATCATTCAAAGATTCAATTGTGTTAATAATTATTTGAATTGCTTCATCGTCGTTTGTTGTATCACTGAAGTAATGCCTCGCATGATATTCGCCTTCGCCTGCTAAACAATGTTTCATAACTTTACTGAAGCATAGAAATGTTTGCTGCGAATTTGCATTGTTCAGGTATGTATGTGCAAAAGTAAATGGACCACTATTCTTGCCAATAATCAATTTAGAAAAATTGCTCATGTAAGATATGTGAGGAAGATTGCCTGTTGAACCACCGAAGATATCATCAGTATAAAAAACATTACTTTTTTCAATATCTAATTTATCACACACTAGAAAGTTATATTCTGGATAATCATTTGAAACGATATCAATGATATATCTCATGTCACCCATATCACTCTGTTCGCTTTGTTGCTTACCATTGCATACAAGAATAAATGGCCGTTCTTCATTTTCATCTAGCCACTTAGTTGCAGGCTTTAGATTGTAATAATCTAAATCGATGTGAGGAAGAAACTCATAGAAATCATCAGGCGGAGGTAAGTCTAGCATTCTAAAAATTTCACACCACGCTTTATGTATTGTCATAAAATTAGCATGATCTTTTTCACCCATGAACACGCCGATCCAACAACCGATCCAGGTGTTTATATAAAGTGTATCATTGTCGCCTTTCGCAAACTTATGCCAAAAAGAAATGTCTTGTGGAATATCCGCAATCGTTAATTTTTTACAAGGTAAATCTTGTGTAATACTTTCATGATTGTTATGTGCGTAATAGAATTTATAATCTTTATATAAAGTCTCACAAATTTTTCGCACATAAGTTCTGTTCAAAAAAGTATCACCGTTTCTCCAGTGATTAAAGAATACTAAATTTTTAACCATATATTTTAACTTCCGGGCACGGAACAATCATTTTGCCGCCAGCATTTAAATATTCATGTTCACGATTTAAAAACTCATCAATAAAATGCCATGGTAGCACCAAAAGGTAATCAGGCTTTGCTGCTCGCATTTCTTCTTCACTCACAATAGGAATATGTGTGCCAATTGTTTTCAATCCAAATTTGTACGGACTTCGTTCAGCAATGGCCGTAATTTCGTTTGCAGTCAATCCAAAATATTGAAGGAGTGTATTACCCTTTGTACTTGCACCGTAGCCGTAGATTGTCTTGCCTTCTGCTTTGATATCTTTAATGAGTTTAGTTAGATCACGTTTCATGATCTTAAGGCGTTTTTCAAAGTTATCCCATACACTTGCTTTTCTAATATTCAGAACGTTACCCTCATATGCTAAAATACTTGCGACTCGTGTTTCACATACGTCACGCAAAGGTGCTGAACCAAACTTCGCTGGATTCGCTTTCTCTTTTCTGAAATAAATTCTAAAACTACCGCCGTTAGTGTCATTCAAAGAACAATCAACGCATCTAAATCCAACTCTACCAAACAAACCAATCAATGATGTAAGATCATAATAGTATACATGCTCATGGCAAATATTATCAAAAGCCATTTGTTTGAGCATCAGCGGTGTATAACTCATTTGAAGAACGATAACACCATCATCATCTAAAATGTCGTGCATGTCTTGTACGAATGGTTTCGGATCATCTAAATCATAGAACATTGCAATGCATGTAATCACTTTTGCTTTCTTATGTGCAACTGAAGTTTTATTCCATGCTTTCTTTGAAAAGTAGTCTTGGACAATTTCACCATGCAGTCGTGATTCTTTTAGATATTCATCATTGCAAGGATCAATGCCCACTCGCTTCACATAAGGAGGAACATAACTCAAAAGAGTACCATCATTACATGCGATATCTAACCAAACATCATCTCTAACGGGTTTTACTCTAGAAATAATTTCACTTACGATTCTACTCAGTTCAGCTTTCATACTTGTATTGATACCACTTCTATACCAATACTGACCCCACATAGAGTCATGCGGCGCTAAACCATGTAGCCGCACAGCACCTAAGCTATCATCTGACCATAAATCTAGGCTATATTTGGAACGATTTTTTGTATCATCTTCACCCTTTACAAAATCACTCACATAGTGCTCACCCATACTCACTAATTTTGCCATATCAATATTCCTTATAAAATTTTTCTTCTACAATTTTTGATCCATATTTTAGATTGATTTCTTTTTTAATTGCTGCACGTTTGTCGTTTGTTTTATAGACATTTCTGGCTAATTGAATAAATCTCAAATCAAAGTTTTGATTTTTTTCGCATTCACGAATATCATCTTCAATCTTCCATAGTTCCATATTGACAACATAGAGATTGGTGAAATATGGTGCAATCTCATATGCAATGTCTTTGTATTCAGGAAGTCTGGATAGAATGTCCCATTCAGCTTTTACATTCTTCCATTTTCCAGGATCATCAATCTGTTGTAATTTTATCTGAAGAATAGTGAGTTTGTCAATCAATTCCCCAACACTGATAGGCACATTAACCATAATGAGTCTCCAATTCAACCATTTCTTTTACTAAGTCATAAAAATTATATTTCGGTTTCCATTGTAGGACGGATCTTGCTTTCATTGAATTGCCTAAGAGCGTATTCACTTCAGCAGGCCTATAAAATTTCTCAGACACTTCAATGAGAGTTTCACCGGACATTCTATCTATGCCTCGTTCGGATGATCCGACACCAGTCCAACCGATTTCTTTTCCTAAAATCTTAGCAGCA